CTGTGCCGGTAGTTGTTGAGGTTTCTTTTACTCGATCGTTTACTACAAACGCCATTTAACCTCCTACGCTAATCTTAATACCGCTGTACTTGTGCCTGCTGACGGAAATTGTATTGTAAATGTTCCAGATGTTGCTGTGAAGTCACCACCAAAATCCAAAACTAAAACAGAATTGTTAGTCGGTGCACTACCGTCTGATCTGTATATCTGTGCGAACTTTGCTGTGAATGTAGCATCTGTAAAAGATACATCATCAAAGTCAACAAATGCAGTTGATGCACTAGATCCACCAGTAACAGATGGGTTTGCTAAAGTTGCACCACCTGATGTGTAGTTTGTTCCTGAAGTAGAAACTTCGTTAGTTGTATTGAAAGCAGTTGGATCAGAAGCAGACACAGTCTTTGACGATGTGAATAGAGCTAACTTATAAGTAGCACCCCCATCAAAGTCATGATTGCCTTTGAGCAACTCTTCCTTAAAAACATTTGATATTACGTTTGCCATTTATTTTCTCCTTATGGGTTTGCAGATGGTATTGGTATTCTTACCACTCCATCTTTATATTCTTCTCTTCTTCTGCGTCCTATTTGTTCTGCAGCTAAAGGTGTTAGTAATTCCTGATATGCTTGAGTGTACATTGCAACCATATTAGGGTTTTTAAGAAACTTAAACGCTTCTATTAGGCAGGCATATAATAACAATCCTGGTGCATTGTTACTTACCCACGTAGTAGTATTACTAGAGGATAATCCTGTTTCTTGCGCGTTATACGCTAGTTCGATAGTATATGCGGCATTCGGCGCTGGAGCAAGAATTATTGTGTCATTGTCCCAGTTTGCATAGTATTTGGGAATACCTGTCGATGTTCTATTTGGGCTATATTCGTTAATAAAACTTGGATCTCTTTTCTCCAAGAAAACCCTTTCATTGTCAGTCAAACCACCCAAAGATCCAGATGGACTGAATATGTTAACGGCTCTGATGTATGCAAAACTAGTCGGTGTATTTCCAGGCATACCAACAAAAGCGTCACCTGACGTTAAAGTGGCTGTTTGATATTTTCTAAAAACATCAAAATCAATTTGTCTAAATATCTTTGACTCTGCGTGTTCTATAAAATCATTGACTATGGCTGTGGTAAATACGTTGCTATCTACCTCGCAATATTCTCTAATTTGTGTTACTAGTTCAGAATATGTTGTCATGGTGTTAATGTGGTAGGCCCAGCGTAAGCTCTACCGCCTCCTCCTCTTAAATTACCGCTGGTCGCTGTGTCTGTATCCACAGTAAACGTATAAGTATTATCATCTACTTTAGTAATTGTATACCCAGCAGCTTTTGTAATATTTGCAGCTGTTATGCCATCGAAACTAGAAACATCATAAAATCTAACTGTGTCTGATGTTGACCTACCGTGATCCGGTTCTGTGACTGTAATTACACTGGTGCCAGAGGTTCCAGTTTTAAGTCCGTTAAGAGGTAATAGATTTGGCACAGCACTTTCATCTCTGTCTGATCTTGCGTTTTGTAAAGCTTGTCTGTCTGGTTTGTGCACTTTCATTTCTATCTGTGGATGTTTTGTTTCAAACTCAGATTGATGCACAAAAGAGCCATTCCACTCTTTTAACATTTCTCTATAAGGAAAAGCCATGCCACTTCTATCGGATATTGCTTTTGCTCTTTTACCTGATGAAAAATTAGACATTTGGATAATACGCCTGTGGTGTTATGTGCGTGCTAGTGGATGATCCATCCTCTGTCAACGCACGGTTAAATTCGTCTTCGTAATACAATTTCATTTGTTGTGCCATCTCTGGTTTGTATTTTTGTGCTAAATAAAAAGATAAACCTGAAACCATACAAGGCACAAATCTATAAGGCACATCTGTTGCGTTGGTGTACGCTCCAGCATCATCTATTCTTTTTACAAAATAAATATGCATATCTGCAGATGCAGCCGTTGTGTCCGGTGTTGGATAAACAAAAACAGTCACACGATCAATAAGTCTTTGCACATAATATTGTGTTGGTTGACCTTTTGATAATTTATTAGATAAACCAGAATATGTTGACCTACTTATCTTTGTCATTGCAACGTCTTGCTGTGTGCTCTGTGTTCTGTTTGTTCTGTAAGTTGACTCTAAAATATCATCAATACCAAAGATCGTTGATGCCACTTGGTTTGTGGTTGCCTGTGCTCTATTACTATCAGATGTATCATCAGCTGCACTTCTAAAAAAATGATACTCAGCTTGACCTTCAATAAGATCAATGTTGGTTTCATCTATTTCCCAGTAGTGTAGACCTCTGTTACCCCACTCTTGAAACATAATGTTTATTGATCTTCGTGCAGATTTTATTTGATAAGCATCTAATTGATCAATACCTATTCTTTGATAGGCTTCCTCAACTATCTCATCAATAGCAAATGTTTTATCGAACGTCGCTGTTCCTGAAGTAGTATTAGGCATTAGCTACTCCTTAATATATTTTCTTAAATTCTGCTATGCAAGTATATGTATTACCAGAATCAGCCTCACCAGGTACAACAAAGTTAACATCACTTTGGTTACTGTTAGATGATTTATCAGCAGGTATGCCACCAAACTCTCTA